CTTCTAATGATGTCTTAAACGTCTTCAAAAACGCATTGATCGCAAGAAAAATATCCGTCTCATTATCAATGAAGACTTGTCTTTGGTCTTGCACATCTTCAAGGCTTTCCGCTTTGTCGATAATAAGCGCAACGCCCGAAGGTAACGAAGCCCCACCCGATAATTGCGTCGCAACTCCCGAAGTCGAAAGATTATTCGTTGTCAAATAGAGCGCAATATACATTTCAATTAATCCGCGGAGTGAATCAAGTTGTGGGTTTGCATTTAAAAAGCCCATCTTCGGCTCGGCTTGATCCGCTAATTTGTACTCTGCGATGATCGCTTTTGTCGGGCCCACTTTAATTGAGCGGGGTAAGTTTTCGCCCGTCATATAAAATTGACCGTAACCTTGTACGGTGCCCACATGTAAAGTATGCGATATCATCGCGTTGATCAAAATAGCGCCGTCGATCAAATCGGCTCCGCCTTGAGCCCAAAAAGATCCGTCTTGATCAATTGCAAAGTTGATATGATTGAAAACTTTAAGCGGGTTTTCATTTCCCGGGTTGTTAGGGTCTGCGATAATTTCGCCGTTTTGATCGCATGTGAAGTGGTAATTTTTGCTCCAAAAAATGTAATACTTTTGCGAAGTGCCCGAAAGAGTTTGATCGATAGGATTGTCCGCAATTAAGTTATCGATTGAGTCGGTTTGCGGTACGATAGCCGACGCGCTTTGCTTATTTGCGCGCATGTCGATCAAAGCAAGGTTTGTATTTGAAGGTTTGTAATCGGATAACACGACGGCCATTGCTTCCGTGCGGTCGTAATAATCTTCGACAACGTCGTACAAAAAGGGATTAAGCGCTTCGAGCTTTACTTCCCACTTAATATCTTTTTCCGTTGCCCCGTAAATTGGGCAAGGCTTAACAAAAAGATCAATATTTTTTTGCAACTTCAAAAAGCGATTTGCCTTTTTCATTGCGGTATTGATATCAAGCTCTTTTTCTAAATCTTTTAATTTTTTTGTGGACTCTACATCGCCCACAATAATGCGCTCGACGCCGTTTGAATAAACCCTTGCAAGTTTGTCGATTACTTTTTTAACGATTGAGATATTAGAAAGCGCGTATCGCATTTCTTCGACGGTAGTTTGATCAAATTGTTTTAAGAGCAAATCAATTACATAGTGATTTGTGTTGTCTTTGTAACAATGATACCGCTTGTATGCTTCGGCTTTGCGATTTTTATTTTCACCGCCTTCAATTTCCATGATAATTTGTTTTCTGATTTCGGGCTTTAAAAGATCGCTTTCGAGTTTGATTCTCATTGTTACCTCAATTTTGTAACGGTCGTCGCTTTCGCATCGCCGCTGAAAGGGAAAAGGATATCGCACATATAATCAAGCCCGTCGCTAAAGTGTGTCAAGCTTGGGTTATTCTTTTTCTTTTCAAGTGTTATGATATCTTGCTCGACGGCTTGACAATCCCTTTTTATACCCTTGCACATTATCGGATTTATTACAATTAGCCCTTTGTCGAGCAAGTTGTTTACGTTGAGTTGCCGTTTTCTAAAGCTTGGGGCCGCTGATTTGACGCGGACTTCGTAGCCTGCATCGCGTAGGATTTTAACGTCGGGAGCGCCCTTTGTACTTCGAGCTTTTCCCGCCGGGTCCGGATAGATTATGGAATTTTGAGGGGTATATCCGCGAGCTTTTAACGCTTGGATCATGTTTTCGGTACGATAACCTTCGTTGCCTTTTAGCTCAATTTGATCAACGCCGAAAAGTGCATATCCGTCATACCCCCATATCGTCGCGCAAAAAGGGTCGACGTTAAAGTCCATGGATACATGGAATTGATGAAACATTTGCCGCGTAAGCGTTTCGTCTTCATTCTTTTGCGGTGAATACGAATAGTAAAAAAGCCCTTCGGCCATATTAACCCACAAGCCGTTACGGTACGCTTGCACCCATTTAGAGTCATAACTTGCGGCGATGTTTTCTAAATAAAATTCGTGCAAGTTTTCTTTATTGTCATCCGTTGTGCCGTAAATTATACGAAGCCCTTGCGGGGGCTTCTCGATCATGTACTCATAATACTCCGAAGCGTAACCTTCCGGCGTGCCCACACTTGCAATTTGTGGGAATTTTGCGCCCTTCACGCGGACACGACCGATCACTTCTTTATACTTTTCAAGTGGCATGAGAGTTATCTCATTGATCAAAGCATAGGCCCAATTGGGGCCCCTGATTTTTTTATCCGCGGATGCGACGAAGAGCTTTCCTTTTGACCATGGAAATTTAAAATAATGCTCGGTCTTATGGTAATGGTACGGAATATTATTTTTTTCTAAAATGCTTTCCATTTCAGGCAAAACGTCTTTTTTAAATTCTTGAAAGTCCGGCGAAACAAGGCCGCCATTGTGCGGAGCATTTAGCATTGAAAGCTTTAGAGCCTTTTGACAAAGCCCGTAAGTTTTACCGCCACCGAAGCCCGAAGAGTAATGCAAAAAACGAGAAGTCACATCTTCGTCAAATTCTTTTTGTGCCCTATTTCTTTTGTAGCGTAAATGTAGTCTTTGCATGAAGGGCCCTTTAACGTATGAGTGGAGAGTTATTTTTTAAAAAAATATTTAAACTCTTTTCGTTAAAGGGCCACATTTATTTTTCATCCTCGTAAATAAATTCTAATTCCGCGGCATCGCCTTCGCCGTACTCATGCGATCCGCCCTCGTTACCGAAGCCCACGGAATTTTTAAGTAACATAAAGAGCGAGTCTTCACGTACTAATTGCAATTGCTTAAATGCAGAATAACGAAGCGTGCGTTTCCAAAAAGCTTCAAACGCGGGCTTGCCTACTGCAAAAGCTTCCGCAAGCTCCGGATACTTCTCAAGCCAGTCATTAAATTTTGTGTAAGTAATCCCCCACGCTGCCACAATTTCCGAGCGCGTGGCGCCGTCTCGCATGTGATAAAGTAAATCCATGGGGTGAAAGTCTTTATCGTATTCATGTTTTTGCGTAACGGTTTTTATTGCAGGGGGTGGGCCGTAAAAAAATAAAGCTTGCTCGGGGTTTTCTAATCCTAAATCAACGGGCGCTTTCTGCTTTTGTTTTTTCTTCGAGGTATTTTTCCCTTTGCGCGTCGATTTTGTCATTTGTGATTACTCCCGCGTCGGCAAATTCGCCTTCGGCTTTTCCGGCAATGACTTGATCAAACTCTTTAATCTTGTCCGCTTCCGCTTTTCGCGCGAGCTTTGCAAGATCCGATTCGTAACGTCTTTCGGCTTCTCGCTTGATGCCAGTTAAAAACAATGTTGTCATACTGTAGACAAATTCTTGATAAGTTTTTTCTTTTATGAATTTTCCGCGCTTAACATTAATACTTTCGGCTTGTTCTAATTGCTGAGTAAGACCGGAAATAAAAAACTGGACCCTTGAATTATCACGCAAGACCGCGCGCTTTAACTCATCTTCAAAGGGCGCAAGTCTCGTCGCTTCTTCAAACCATTTTTTAATTTTATGCGCGAGCATTTATTAACCTTGCACGCCCGGCACCGGAGCGCCTTTTTGTGCGATCATCGCGATGACCGCTTGGGCTTCGGTATTTGTTGTCGATATCGAAATCGTATCAGTGCGAAGGTATTCAATTTCATGAGTATGCTCGTCAAACTCATTAGCGGGCACCGGCACATTAGTTATTTTACCGCGGATGCGTTGCTTACCCATGACCATGGGACCACTCACTGATTTAACAATAGGTGGCTCGTCTTTGTTGGGATTTTCTTCCCACTCGACAACGTGAAAATGCCCACCGATGGGAGTTGAAACGAAATTCTTTTCGCCTTTTTTATCAAATGTGCGGAAGGGGTGAGTATGCTCCCAATGCGAAAATTTTGCGGGGTGCGTATCCGGATGCTCTTCTTTTTCATTCCAACCTTCGTATTTGATAACGGTAGCGGTTTGAAGTTTGAAAAGATCAGTGAAAACGTCTTTCTTCCCGCTCATTGTGCGAGTAACTTTTTTATGCACAATATCTTTTTTTACTTGTGGGATTGATTCGTTTTCTTCGTATGCTTGATGTGGCTTTCTTGCCTTGATCGGTTTTGCCATTCGCAAACCCCCTTTAATTTTGTTGAGCGTCGAAAACTTATTACAAAAAAGCAAGAAATTTTTTCAACGGAGCATGACTCAGTACGGCAAGAGTAGCCCTAATTTTGAGTTGCTCTTCCCTAGAAAGATCCGGTCTCCGTTGTAAGTAAGTCGTAAGCGCTTCAAATATTAATTTATTTTCGCGGATCTTTTTAAAAGCTTCCGCTTCTTCGTTAATCTTGACCGTCTTTCGCTTCTTTAGTTTTGTAAGTTTTTGCATTTCGCCCCGTGATAAGTGGCCGCACTTCGCGCCCACAACAAGGGCAATATTTCAAGGCCGCGGTCTTACTTAAAAGCTCTTCGATTAACGTAGGTATGTCAAAGCCTAACATTTGCAGCGTAAGCAAAACAGGCTCGTCAACTCTTCCGATTACTGATTTTCTATTCCAACGTCCTGCTCTTCGCATTGTCGACCTCGATTGTTACTTCGTCGATTTTTCCCGTATCATCAAACTTGACTGGAAGATCGACTAATTTTAAACGCGGTAAAATAATTGCCTTCGGCTTTAACCCGTCTCGCATAATGTCTCTACGTTGTATAAGTACCGAATCAATTGATGATCCGAAAGAGTGCAAAAAGTTTTCGATTATTTCATGCGTTGAGTATTTCATTTTTCTGGCAAGCCTTCGACTTCGCAATAAATTCCGCACTCGGGCAATTCAATTTTTTCAAACCGTCCAGCATTGGGTGAAAGCTCGTCTAAAAATTTCCCTTTAATGCAAGAGTGCCCCGCAAGCCGCTCAAGTTCTGCGGTACGTTTAAACACTTCCGGAAAATCAACTCTGATTTTATTCCAATATCCCATGCCACCCTTAACACACCCGACACAATTATTATTTGAATACCCAAGCCGATACATGGCCGGAAGCTCGATACCTTCTTCGGATAATAATTCTAAGCAATCTTTTTTTGTTAGCTTTTCTTCGATTAATGGAAATACCGCCCGGCTTGTGGGGTATTGCTCTACAAATCTTTCGGCGCGTTTTATTTGCCGAGTATCATACTCAAACCCAAAAACCTGAGTATCGTAGTCGATTATTTTTTCTAAAGCGATACGCACATCTTTTTTTAAAACTTTAGTACAATGCGCCCCATGCGGCGAATTAATATACCCCGCTTCGAGTACTTTTTCGACGGATTTCCATTTTGTATTGGTTAACACGTTTATTTTTTGTCCAAACCATTGCTCACAATCTTTAATAAAGCGCAAATTATCAGGATGATGCGCCCCCGTTTCACAAAAATAAATGGATATGTTTTCGTATCGCTTTAAAGCTAATTTTGTAGCCACTGTAGATGTTATGCCCGCAGAAAACCATGAAATCGTTGTTTTCATTCACCCCTCGCAAGTAATCTTTGCCCGTAGCTTGCCATCAATAAAGCGTCGACGCATCCGTCATGATACAAACCTTTTTTCGTTTTTGGAATTAAATGCAAATGCTTTTTAAATAATCTTTCGACTGCGATTACTGACTTCGCTTTTGCTTTCAAATCGGCATCAATCCCCGCGTGCATTTCTTTTGTCCATTTGCTCGGCTCAATAAAAGTAAAGGGGGTCTCTGAAAGCATGATCGCGATTTCAAGCGCCGCAAACGCCCGCCCATAATTAAAAGCGCCTTTTGTGCCCATACCGAAAGAGACCGCGCGCTCTAAAAAGATATGCTCGGGAGCATTTACGCAAAGGATATTATCGATAAGATCAAAATCAACATCCTGATTTTTTGTGAGGGGCATTTCATAAAACGAAATTTCTTTCGGGCCTATAAAACACAATGCGCCTTTAAGGCCGGGATCAATCGCTAAAATTTTCATGCGCGAAGCTCGACGATGCCGTCAAAAGTTGTATGATAATTTCGAGTCACGGCATCAATGCCCCTCATGTAATCGCCGAAATTCATTTCGACGACGATAGGTACAGAAATACCCATTACATAAATATGTGTGAAGTCGTTAAATTTAGTAGCGAGATTTATCGCCTTTGCTCTTACGAGCATGATTGTCGATTGACCGTCGAGTAGTACATTTAACTTCAAGATCATAAAGGCCCCCGTCCTGCATTTCTTCGCACACACTAGACGGGAGTTTTCTTTCAATGCAATACAATTTTACGGCGCAGAGCTTCTTTTCCCAATACCAGTCTGACATTACTAAGCCGCCGGTATATCCGAAAAGCAGACAAGAGCAAAAAACAATAAAAAGAAATTTTTGATTACTCATTTTGCCTCATTGGCACTAACGGCTAACGCAGTCAATTCTTGCCCGGTTTTAATTATTCTATTTGTTGATGCTTTCAAACTTGCGTTTAATACCGTTGCCTCGGTGGGCTTTACCATGTTTACATAATCACTCAAAAAACAAATAAGCCGCAAGGCTTGTGTTCTATTAAGAGTATCGCATCCGTAAAATTCATTATCCCACCCGCGAGTAAACGCCACAACTAACCGCCCCTTGTGTTCACCGACTGAAATTTTTAAATCAGCCGATACTTGCATCCGTCTTTTCGGGATAGGCAAGCGATAATGATTGCGCCCTATTTTAATGCTTCTAAATTTTATTTTCATTTTAATCCCCTACGTGCAAGTTGTTTTGATTACCACAATTTTAGGCTTGGCCGAAAGCCTTTTTTCCCGATTCGGCAAAAAGGTAAAAAACTAAGTAAAACTTCTTTGTCCCTGTGTCCCTGTAGAAAACGCCTAACACTATATGTATAAAATAATGTACAATAAACTATACATTACCCCACCCCTTTTATTATCTCAAATATATCCACTTTATAGACTAACCCAATGTCATTATGGT